GGCCAAGCATGACGAACCACTGATCTACACGACCCCGGTAGGCTTCCCGATGGTTCAGTTCGCACCCAACGCGGACACCAAGACTATTGAAGCGCAGATCGGCGGTCGAGTTCAACTGAAGGTTAGGCAAGAGTTGCCCGGCGTGAACCCGTACAAGGCGGCAAGCGGTAGCAGCCCGAACCTTGTGCACTCTGTTGACGCAGCGCATATGCACATGGTCGTTGCAGAGGGTGCCCGACAGGGCCTCACTCACTTCGCCATGATCCACGATGACTTCGGGGTTCACGCCTGTCACATCAACCGATGGCACGATATAATCCGAGAGCAGTTCATAAAGCTGCACGGAGAGACGGATGTACTCGCGGAGTTCAAGCGACAGCAGGAGGAACGTACAGGAGTTGAACTTCCTGATCTCCCAGAGAAGGGAAATCTCGATCTTGAGAATGTCTCTAAGTCCTTGTTTTTCTTCGGGTAATTATTACCCCTACCTATAGGACAAGAGGCGTTCTCTCCCGCTAATGGTCTCAGATACTCAATCATGCCTACTCGAATGCCTCTGACTGAGTATCTGTCTATCCCATGCCCTCATGGTTATTCAGTTATTATATCTATTTATTATATCTATTTATTATATCTATTTATTATATCTATTTATTATACACGTATACTATAAACAGTATATCTATATGGTATTTATATAGAAGGAGAGAGAGAGACTATATGGCTGACCTGACTTCAATAACAGGTAAGGCACTTCTGGATCGTAAAGTTATGATACAGATGCTTGCTGCACTTGAACCATCAGAACTGGACCAGACTTCGGGCCAGTATCACATCGGATATGAACGAGCCAAGGCTGACATCCTGAAGATACTGGCATCAACCTTGGGCGACGAGTTCAAGCAGTCACCGTCTGTTCGCATGATAAGGGAGTTACGCCGTGACAAAGGTGCGTGAAGCCTGCATTGAGGACATCGACTTCCTCATGGAGAAAGCCTACGCCTTCAACGACAGGTACTATGGCATCCCGCTAAATCGTATCGGGTTGTTCAAGTATCTTGAGGCCATGATCGAACATGAGAGTGGCGTCTGCCTCGTTACAGACATCGGCGGCATCGTCGGAGTTATCCATCAAGACCCTCGCTGGGACTGGACTGTACTTGTCGAGACTGCGTGGTACTCTGAAGGCCGTGACGGGGTACGTTTGCTCGATGCGTTCGAGAAGCGTGCAATGGAAATCGGCTGTGATGAAATTCGCATGACGACCCTCGCAGTTAACTCCGGCGTTGACCGTATTCTCGAACGACGGGGATACAAACCCATCGAAACGAGCCACCGGCTCATACTTTAAGGAGACATGCTATGGCAGCATTCACAACTGCCGCTATCGTCGGCGCAGCGGTCGTCGGTGCTGCGGCAACCGTGTACTCTGTGAACCAACAGAAGAAGGCCGCAAAGAAGCAGGAAAAACGGATCGAAAAGCAGGAAAAACGGATCGTAAAGAAGGAACAAGAGGCCAAGGAGGCCGCGCGTCAGGTCGCGCGTGAGGTCGAGACTGAGCAGACTGAGCAGGCTAGTCTGGACGCGGCCCGTGATGGCACAGGCGCAGAAATCAACCTCGGACGCGGTGACGCCACCGTTACGCCCGTATCGGGTGAAGCAAGTGATGGTGTCGCGACAAGCCGAGGCGGTGCCGTAGGTTCCCGCGTAGGCGGTCTGGGCAATACCGGGAACGGCGTAGGCGGAAAGACGAGGCGCGGAAAGATGAGGCGCGGTAAGCGTCCGTCCGTGAGTGTCGGCCTGTGATCCCCGAAGGAACCAACCTCGCCGGGCATTGGATGGCGCTTGACGGCAAGAAGGGCGATCTACTGGAACGCTGTGAGCAATACGCTCGCTGGACGGTCCCGTCGATCTTCCCGACTGACGACAATGCACGCACTGACAATCCCGAGGAAAGCGAGAAGGGGAACGTCGCCATCGGAGCGCGACTGGTGAACCATCTGTCTCACCGGATCGTTGATACGATGTTCCCTAACGACAAGCCGTTCTTCGCAGTGACACTGACCCCGGAAGCCAAGCGGAAGTTCTTCGATGACGCAGAGCCCGAGGAAAAGGAAGCACTGGACGGAGGACTGATCGAAGCTGAGAACGCAGCTATGCGCGAACTGAACCTCACAAGCTACCGCCCAGTTGCGGTTAACGCTGTGTCGCTTCAGATCGTTACTGGTAACGCACTCATCTACCGGATGCCAAACGGCGACCGGGTGGTGTACTCCATTCGCGACTATTCGGTTGGCCGAGAGATCGGGGGCCGGGTGCGCGAAGTGATGCTGCGGGACTGCAAGCAGTTCGGTATGCTCGATGGGGATATGCAGAACCAGATCGAGGCCGCAACAAAGAAGAAGGGCAAGTCATTCAAGTATGACACAGATGTCGAACTATACACCTACTACTGGTGGGAAGGCGGCAAGTGGCACATGCGGCAGGCTGTGGATGAAGTCGAGATTGAGGAAGCAAAGACAAGCTACAAGGAAGCGGACTTCCCGTGCCTTGTGCTTGCATGGAACCTCGGACGAGGCGATCACTACGGTCGAGGACTGGTAGAGGACTACAGCGTCAGCTTCCACAACATCGACGTGCTGACGGAAGCCATGATCGACCTGATCGGTGTGGCCGCAGACATCAAGTTCCTCGTGAACGATATGTCCAGCTTCGACGTGGATGCTTGGAACAACGCCAAGCGCGGCGAGTACGTGCCGGGCAAGGAAGGCGACATCAGCGTTCCACAGTACAAGTTCGCAGTCGAGGTTCAGTTCATTGGTGAGGCAATCGCCAAGCTGGAACGGGAACTCGCACAAGCGTTCCTCCTGTCGAGTGCAGGAGTCCGTGACGCCGAGCGTGTGACGGCAGAGGAAATCAGGTTCTTCGCTCGTGAGATCGAGAGCGCATTCGGTGGGCTATACTCCCGCCTAGCTCTGGACTGGCAGCGCAAGGAAGCTGAGTACCTCCTGAGCCAGATCGACTTCCAGACCTACCTGCCTTCGGGAGATGAGGCATTCGAAACCACGGTTGTGACCGGGCTTGAGAGCCTATCCCGAGAAGGTAAGCTGGATGCACTGAGGATCGCTATTGCGGACCTTCAGATGCTCGACGCAGTGCCGCAGGAAATCAGGGCGGCGTTCAACCCGCTCAAGTTCGCAGCGTTCATATTCCGCAATCGCGGTGTGGATGCCGAGGACTTCCTGTTCACTCAGGATGAAATGAAGGCGAACCAACAGGCCCAGATGGCCCAAGAGGAACGCCTGATGGAGAAACAAGGCGAGGTCGCAGTAGCGTCCAAAGCCGCATCAGGACGATAAGGAGAGACCATGCCTGAACTTGAAAACGTGACACCCGCAGGCGGCAACGTCGCACCCGGAGCCCAGAATGTCAACGACAACGACCAGCCGGTAATCGAGAACGCACCGACCGATGGTGCCGACCCTACTGCACAGGATGGCCCACCGCTGTCCAACGCAAACCGGAAGGCAGCGAAGGAAGCCAAGGAAGCCGCAGAGAAAGACGCCAAAGAAAAGGCTGATGCCGAATCTACCGCAGCCGAGGACGGTGACGAGGATGGCGGCGAAGAGGACGATGACGAGGGCGACAACGAAGACCTAGACACGTCAGTCTGGGGTGACACCGGAGATGAAGTCGGAAACTCGGTCCTTCAGACCCTTCAGAACTCCGGTGTATCAACCGAGGAAGCCAAGGCGCTTCTCTGGGATGCAGTGGAGTCGGGAGACCCGACGAAGGTGGACCGCGATGCACTGGTCGAAAAGGTGGGCAAGGCAAAAGCCACGCTCATCATGGCTGGCATCGAGAACGTGACCGGAAAGAACAACGCCAAGATCGCTGAAGTGACCAAGGTTGCTAACGACACGGCTGGTGGCAAAGAGAACTGGAAGAAGGCGTCGGCTTGGGCCGTGAAGGCTTTGCCCGGTGACGAACTGGACGAACTACGCAACATGCTCGATAAGGGTGGGCGTCAGGCCAAGTTCGCTGTCGGGGAGATCGTCGCACGGTACAATGACGATCCTAGGAACACCGCGCTTCAGGCCGGTACGAAACAGGTGCAGCCGGATGGCAAATCGAGTAAGGCAGTTGAGCCGATGTCCCGACGTAACTACGGTAACGCACTAGACAAGCTGCATCGCCGTCGCGGTACTCCCGCAGAGTTCGAGGCACTGAAGGCGCAGCGCAAAGCTGGCATCAAAGCCGGTATCTGATCCAATACAAAGGGAGGCCCAACCGGGTATCCCGTAAGCAGGGTATAAACCCCGAGGACAATCACATCATAGGAGGCTACTATGCCCACTCAATCTTCCCTTCCGGGCGACAACACCCACCTGAGCGACTTCGACCGTGGAGACATGATCGAACAGTACGGTGGTATTGTTGACGCACAGATCGCCAATCGTTCGATCATGCGCCAGTTCACCGAGATGCACTCCATCCGTGGCACTGACACCAAAACCGTTCGCCGGATGGGCGACAGCACCCTTCAGGGCATCAACGATGCTGCTGCGGGTCAGGAGATGTCCAGCACGCCGCGCAACTTTGACCGTGCGCAGGTGACTGTTGACACCATCGTCCTCGCGCGCGACACCAGAGCACTGCTAAACGAGTTCCAGACCGACTTCTCCGCACGGCGCGAGATCGGCATGGACCACGGCAAGACAATCGCAAAATTCTTCGACGCCGCTCTCCTGAGTATGGGTGTCAAGGCTGCGCTGTCCAACGTGACTGATGGTGTTGCTGACGCCCTAATCAAGGGCAACCAAGGCCGTGACCTCGGTGACGCCTTCAAGTCGGGCGAGCATATCGAACTGGCCGGTGCCGGTGACGAAATGGACCCGAACTCCCTGTACTCTGCCTTCGAAAAGATCATTGTAGAGATGCAGGAGAACGACGTGGACACCGACGAGACCGCGCTGTTCGTGCGTCCTCGCCAGTACGCTGTTCTGATGAACAACGACAAGCTGATCGACCGTGACTTCTCCCGTGACAACGGCGACTTCTCTGACGGCACCATCAAGACGCTGATGGGTGTTCCAATCGTCTCGACTGCTCGTCTGGCCGACACGAACATCGACCTTTCGATCTTGTCGGACGGTTCCGAGTACGTGCCTTCAGGCATCGAGACCTCGGTGACTGGCCTCGTCATGCACCCGAACTCGATCCTCGGTGGCGAGACGGTCCCGCTCACGAGCAACGTCCACTATAATGACCTGCGACTCTCGTGGTTCATCGACAGCTATCTGGCCTTCGGTGCGGCACCCCGCCGCCCTGAACAGACTGGTGCGGTGTTCTCGCTGGATGGCAACAACAACCCGTAAGGTCAACTGACCTGACAACTAGCCCCTCTACTGCCTTCACAGGTGGTGGAGGGGCTTTTTTTTTGTTCCCTAGTATGCACAAGGAGACCAACCATGTACACAAGACTGGACATCGTCAACGAGATGATCGTCAGCACTGGTGCGAGGCCCCTTACTGCTGAACAGAACCGACACCCAAACTACATGAAAGCCGAGAAGCTTCTTTACCGGGTTACGGCTTCTGTGCAGTCGCTGGGTCTGTACTTCAACACAGAAGTGCGCGAGATCACTAAACAATCCAATGGCGAGGTCATCGTACCTCAAGGCTGCATAAAGGCAGACCCGACAGATCGTCGGTGCAATCTGACCCTGCGCGGCAGCAAGATGTACGACCTCGACACTGGCACATTCGAGATCGACCAAGACGTTCGGCTGAAGATGATCTTCAAGCTGGGCCTCGAAGAAATGCCCCTCCGCGCACAGGAGTACGTCCGTGCAAAGGCCGTGTTTGAGTTCTACCTGAACGAGGACGGCTCGGACCCTAAGCTTAGTAACTATCGCAATGAGCGCGACCGTGGGTGGCAAACCCTGTATCGTGAGCATCTTCGCAACCGCCAAGCAAACATCTACGACAACCATAGCAATACTGTGACGCAGCTTCGCAGGGGTGGCGAGCGCGGTCGCTGGAAAACAATGGAGAACTAATATGGCACTGAAATCAGGTTCCCTCGGAACACTTCTCCAAGGTGTGAGCCAGCAGCCCGACCGAGTACGCCTCGACGGACAGGTCTCTGAACAGGTGAACCTGATCTCGGACGTGACCCTCGGGCTCAGCACACGCCCTTCAACGAACGGCAACACGGGACTCGACCGGGCCACTCGCGAACACGGCTATCAGAACATCAGCTTCGATGGCGTCGATTACATCATTGGCTACAAGGGCGGTGATATTCAGTTATGGTCCCTCGACGGTACGCGTCAGAACGTGCAGTATCGGAACGGAGCCACACCTAGCTACATCGGCAGCGACATGCAGTTCCATGTAGTGGACAAGAAGATCGTCGTCCTTAACCGGAACCGCGTAGTGCGCAAGTCCACCTTAATCGAAGGTCGGGACTGGTACGTTGCGCTGTTTAACGCCCTAGGTGGTCAGTTCCTAAAGACCTACTCCGTGAAGTTGAACTTCGGTGATGGCACTGTCATCAACGCAGAGTATCAGGCACCTGACGGGACCACAACCGAAGACGCAGAAAAGACTTCATCGGAGTACATCATCGGTGAACTGGTCTCTACCCTCCAAGCCGATCCGAACTTGCCTTCGGGTACGGTTATCAGCCGACAGTTCGACGTGGCCAGCGTGTTCCATCCTAACCTGCAAATCCGTATCGGTGTCTCAGACGGCGAAGGCGGTGAAATACTGCGGGGTTTATCGGACATTGTGAATAATGTCGATGACTTGCCTCGCTTCGCACCAAATGGTGCAGTGGTCAAGGTGGTCACGAGCGAGGCTGACGAGGACGACTACTGGCTCAAGTTCGATGCAAAGGACACCATCCCAGAGAACGGCTCTGCTGGCTTCGGTAGTGAGGGCGTCTGGCAGGAGTGGTATGATCCAACAGAGGAACGCCACTTCGATATTGACACCATGCCGTACGTCATCATCCCCGAGGATGGTTCGTTCTTCGTTGAGCGAGGCCCTTGGCTTCCGCGAAGCGTTGGCGACGAAGGTAGTGCGCCGTTCCCAAGCCTCATCGACAAGCCGATTAGAGACGTGGGCGGGTTCGAGGGCCGATTGGCTCTACTGACGCCTAACACGGTGGTCATGTCCCGCACGAACTTCCCCTTCGATTTGTGGCGCGAGAGCGCGACGGTGGTGTCTGCAACGGACCCTATCGACATCAGCAGCACGAAGAAGGACGACCTCAAGATGGACTGGTTCGTACCGTTCGACCGCGATATGTTCGTGATGTCCGATCCGGGAGGCAGTCAGTTCGTGATCCGTGGTGGTGGCATCAACCCCAACACGGTGAGCATGGTTCTGACCACAGAGTTCGAGATAAAATCAGGCGGTACGTCGCCTGTGTC